CAAATGAATAATATCAGAGTATGGGAAAAGGCCCTGTCTGCCGCTCTTGAAAAAGAATCGGCAGTATAGTCTGTTTTGTGTGTCGCTCACCATCTCTACATGATTTGCGGTAATAGGGTAGATACCTGTAATATTGCCGCGTTCGTCTCGATTGAGGAGTGCAAAGGCATTGTTGTAAAGGTAGTAGTGAGTTGCGAGCTTATACAACAGGTCATAGGCACTCATATAAGGGTTTGGGCGTATCTGCAAAAGCCTGTTTATCTTACAATCGCCCTCAACCTTGTTGTGTTCGCCATATGTAATAACGTGGCTCCCTTTGAGCTTCCCAATGTTCCGCGCTATAGCGTCTACCGCGCCCCTATAGATATCGTTGCTGTACGCGTCCCCACAGTAGGAAGTAAAAACGCCTGTGGGTTCATTTACCTGCGTTGCTATGGTAACTTCCTGCCGCTTAAAGATTCTATCAAGCAGGGTCATTTGAAAGCCCCTTTCATTGTAATCTAGGTATTTATAATAATACAGTATTTTCTTGTATTTGTCAAATACAATGTATACATGAATTACAGAAACTACAGGCGCAAGGCAATTTCCCGCGCCTGTAGCCTTTTGGATATTGTGTCCGACTCGGACACAATATTTTTAGTCCATGTAATCAAAATCAGTTTCAGGGACAAAATAATCATACTGCGGATAATACCTAAAGCCCACAGAATAGGAACTTTTGCCGTAGCGGTTCTTTAAGCAAACAAGCTCTACCCGGCGAGGTACTTCAAGCTTTGCTTCCTTCACCCTCTCGCGCTTCTCCTTAAGCTTGTTCTGTGTGTTGAATAGGTCTTCATTCATAACGGCAAGCTGTAAGCCCCATACTACATCAGCGGTATACTCAATGCCGCCGCTTTCCTTGAAGCTCTCAAAGTCTACCGGGGTCAAGTAGTTCTGCCGGTTAAGGCTGCATATGACCATTACAACTAGATCGTCTTCTTTCTGAAGCATTTTCAGCGCCCGTACATTCGCGTCTACAGCATCTTTTGTTGCCTGTTTTGGGTCTGCTGGTCTAATTATCTGCAAATAGTCTACAATGACTACCGGCTTTACCCCGTCATTGTTCTTCATGTACTCTTTGACGTAGCTGATTATATAATTTGCCGTCGTATTGAAGTTACATTCAATAATACTTACGTTTTCTGCTACTTTTACATAATTTCTTACAGTTTCGGAAAGAATTTCAGACTTTTTGCCGCCTCTTATCGCAATTGCACTCAAAGCGCCGTCAAAACCTTCCTTGTAGGTGAGCTTTGCGGTCTCTCTGCTTATCCCTTTTGTAACCATTTCAAGCCTACTCTGTTCAAGGCTGAAATATAAGACGTGATCGCCACGCTCTGCTATCTGGTCGCCCATCTGGTGAATAAACGTGGTCTTGCCTAAGCTGCTTATCGCACCTATCACATACAAGCCAGGATACAGGCTTGTCACTTGATCCAGATTGCTGTATCCCGTCTTTCTGTCCTTAAAGGCCCTAAACGCTCTCAGTTCGCCGCCCATCGTCTTATAGATATAGTCTCTCACGTTATCCGGGCGCGGCGCTTCCTGCTTTGGTTGCTCCGTATTATCCTGCAATCCTATATTTTCAGTATTACTAATATTATCGTGTATACGTTTATTTTCGCCGTTTGAAGTTCTCACAGGTGGTACATACGGCTTAAAGCCGTCCAGCGCTTCCGCTATGGTCTTCTGCCCGTAGGTCATCGCGCCCCGCTGTTCATCCCATTTCCCACGCATCAGCCCCGATTTTCTGAAAATAGCGTCTATCTTCCCGCTGTCGCCATTCGTCCAGTATGCTAGGTGATTACAAAACGCCTGATCTGCGCGGCTGTGATCGCCGCCGTAAGCGCTTGTATCACCATCAAAAAGAGTTTTAATCTCAATGCCCTTAGAGCTTGAAAGCATCTTCTTAACGATATCGTCAACGCTTTCGTCTGTCCCATAAGTGAACGCAGGCGCTTTCTTTTGCGGCGCTGGTTCATCCTTTCTAGCAAAATACTGAGCCGCAAGCCGCTTCAAAGCCACGCTACGCTCTTGTATCGGCTTTTCTGGCCCGTACACATCGCCGGTAATGGTAAGATAACGCCCTCCGTGAATCTCGCCTACATCGTCAACACTCGCATATTTCCGCTTTTCTGGTGGTTTCCGCTGATCTAGCTTGAATGTAGCTTCTTTTTCTTCCTGAGTTCTGCAACGAGGGCAATAGACCTCAAAGCCTAGATCATCATTCTTGCTACCCACAAAAGAATCATTGTAGACTAGGATATGAAGTCCCCGCTTGCTAGGGCTGTACTCTGTGTAACTATCCAGGGCCGCAACGACGGAAACGGCAAAAGGAGATAAAGCCCCCGCTTCATCAATGCAATCATCAATATCAATACCCGCAATACCGGCAGCGCCTAATTCAAAGCCGATTCCATCCAGGCCGCGAGCTGCTGCCTGTCGTACAGCTTCATCATAGGTTGCCCAGGTTCTAGGGTCATCTGCGGCAGCTCCCCGACCGGTCGCCGGGTCAACAGGTATCTTACTGAATTTCTCACGCTGTTCATTCCATTGCTTGCGATAACATACCCATTGTGGAAGCTTCGCAAGCTCTCTCAAGCTATCCGGTAGTCTTTCCATGCGCTCCGCCTTTCTAACTGTACCCACAGAAATTTTACTTATATGAGTATAAAATAAGTGGGCGGCTGCTGTAAAGCAGGCCGCCCCGCTGTTACTATAGTATTTAAATACTATAGTATTAGGAAAATTTTATCAGGCTCAAAGTGTTGGTATTACTGAATTTCTTTATTAGCGGGTGGAACACTTCCCCGCAATTTTGGAACACTTCCCCGCAATTTTAGGAACACTTCCCCGCAATTTTGGGAACACTTCCCCGCAATTTGTTTACATAGTAATACGATATTACTCCCTGTTCTTCCCTTTGTGCGGGAATGTAAATACAAGGTCGTTTAGTGTTTTTGGTGTCGGGATTGTTGCGGGGTTCTTTGGGTCTGGTAACTGTATGTCGTTATATATCTCTGTCAATCGTGTTTTATCCCGCAAAAGCTCCCAGGTTTTTTCGAATGTTCGTTTTAGTAAAAGTGCTGGTTTAGCGTGTTCTTCCAGTCGCTGTTGCAATTGCGGATTTCTTTCTACTATGGTGCTTGCCCTGATTCTTGGCAGATTGTCCCCTGCTTGCTCTATGAGTGTTGTAATGATAAATACATTTTCTACGGCTGCTTTGTTTCTCTCTTTTGCGATTTCTGACTTCACAAGGTAAGAGTGAGACGCAATTCTCATTGGTTCCCCGTTGGTTTTCAGCTTTGGCTTGCCGGTTTTTCTATCCCGGCGTATTGCTACGTCATAAACAGTTTGTATTACATGGTTCATATAAGGGCTTGAAAAGCTGATAGTATTTTTCTTATCGTTATAGCCTTCAAAGTTTAGAACTGGGTACAGGCTTTGAGTTGGCTTGCCGTTGCGGGTTTCGTGAAGTATGCCTACCATATTATGGAATGTTTGGACTTTTTCGATTATCCCGGCTATATCTTTTTTGTTTAGGTTCTTTTGCAGTCCTAAACATTCCGCAAGCTCTGGAACGAATAGCGTTATAACCGGCTTAATTTCTTTATGTCCTGTTTTTTCAAAAGCTGTAAGGATAATGCTATAGAATACTCTAAGCAAAGCTAAGTCAAGCTTTTCTATCCCTTCTTTTGTTCTCATGTTTTGCAGTTCAGCTTCACTTATTGCTTGTAGCCGTCCCTCAAAGAATATTTTGCCGTCTTGAAATTTTAGGCCGTCTGTGCTGGTAAGCTGCTGCATATAGGCGTTTCCATTTTGATACAGGCTAGTAGCGTACTGGTAGCCTTGGAATGATGGGACGGCTAGATTTGTTGGAATGGTTCTTGTAGAGTCAAGTGAAGCTTTAGATCGCGTTCTATAGCCTGCCGTTTTTTCCTGCGGTTTTGCGTATATCTTGCCAAAGGGTTCACCTTCGCCAGCTTTCGCAACAAGCGGACTTTGTTGTATGGTGTCTTCGATATAAGAATCAAAGCTTTTTGTAATGGCTTCGAGGTTTTTTGTGGCTTCGTAATGGAGATGTAGAGCTGCTTTAATGTGCCGCTTTGTTCTCTCTGGTTCCAGCTTCCAGCCGTATTTTCCTATACTCACAGCGTATACAGACTGTCGCGCCCCGCCGTTTGCTATTCTAGCTTGTTGCCGTTGTTCGCTCTCGTAGATGGCTTCAAGCAGTGCAGTTACCTGATTTTTGAAATCGGTTACTATGGCTAATAGATCGCCGTTTAGTTCTGAAAATTGCCGCATTTCTGCGGCTTCAAATAGCCGGTTGCGTTCCTTGGAAAGTTCCATAATAAGCCGTCCGTGTTCATCTTGGGCGGCTCTCCATTCGTCGCTGCCGCTTTTCTGCCATGCTGTTAGGGCTGCATCTTCCTTTTCTAATGCGGCTTCCCACTTTTCCGGGTCTTTTTCGGGGTCGATGCCAGCAAATAGGATATCAGTATTTGGGACTGGTTGCGGTTTCAAATTTTCTATTTTTGCTTCGAGAGCTTTTAGAAGATCGTCGTACTTAGCTTCTAGGGCTTCTTGCTCTGCAATTTCCTCTTGGGTAAAGTGTACGATCATGCGCTTGTCCCTGCCCCTTTCTTGCAGTAATCCTTTATTGCTGTTTCGCTTATGTAGAAGCTGCCGCCTATTTTATCAGCCGGTAGCTTGTGAATCCTGCAATACCTTCTTATGGTTGATACTGACAGGTTCAGAAGTTGCGCTGTTTCGTCTACTGTGTAGTTCTTTTCCCCGTTCATCTCAATCATAGAGTTACCTCCATTACTTATGGTGCAAAAGGCCGGTCTTGTCTTCCAGAAATTCAGATAGAGCCATATCAAGCGCGTCTTTCAAACTCAGGCGCTCAGTGTAGGCGTAATCTTTTAGCTTTTCGAGAAGCTCAGTCCTGCAAATGAACGTGGCCCGCGTCCATTCAACCGTTAAACCGGCTTGCGCTGAATTGTCGCGCACAAGTTCATCATTGCGGGGTCTGCCTCGTCTGTCTGTCTTTCCTACTGGGGTTATGCCTAGAGCTTGGCGCTCTGCTTCTGCATTAAAAAGCGGGTTTTCTGGTATCTTTCTAGCCATTGTTTAGCCCTCCATTTTCTTGATAAATTCTTCTGTCATTGCTGTATACTGTAAAGCCTGTTTACTTTTCGGCTTGTATTCCAGTAGGTCTACACTGTAGCCGGGGGCTTCTTCGGCTGCTATGCCCCTGCTTACGGTGGTTTCAAAGACTTTGCCGGGGAAAGCGGTTTGCAGCATTTCTAATACCTCTTTGTGAAGCGTCGCGCGGCTGTCGTACATGGTGACGATGATGCCGCCTATCTCCAACTGTGGGTTTATGCCCTGCTTGATCTGTGCTATGGTCTGCCGTAGGTCGCTGATTCCGTCCAGTGCGCTCCTATTACACTGCATCGGTATTACTACCTTGTTCGCTGCGGCGAGGGCCGTAACGGTCAGTATATTCAGCGTTGGCGGGCAGTCTATCAGAATATAATCATAATACTTAGGCAACTCTGTTATATCGTTCTTTAGAAGCTCGTTGCGCCCTGGCACGTTCAATAGCTCGATTTCCGCACCACTTAAAGCCCTGTCTGCTGGTACTATGTCATATTTGCCGCCTATGCTCTGTACTGCGTCCTGGATATTTGCGGCGCCGGTCAAAACCTCATAGATCGTAGGCGTGTTATCTGTGATCGCCGCCCCGGCGCTTTTGCTCAAGCTCCCCTGTGGGTCTATGTCGATGAGTAAGACGCGCTTACCCGCTTTAGCAAGTCCTGCGCCGATGGATAGACAAGATGTTGTCTTGCCTACGCCGCCTTTCTGGTTAGCAAAGGCAATAGTATTAACGCTGTATTCTATTTTCATAGTGTCCTTCCCTGCCTTTCTAATGTGTATACATAAAATAACATATGCTTACATCATTTGTCAATGATATATTTTAATATAAATATAAATATATTACAGTGTATACATATATTACCTCTAAATGTGTCCAACTCGGACACATTCGCGCCCTGGTTGCTGTTGATCTGCTGGATAGTCCAGACGGGGACAACATAACGGTTTACCCGTTCACAATTCCCGTAAACGGGTAAACCATTAAGGGCGCACTTACTCACCACCTCATGGACGCGGTGTAAGTGCTTAGGGCGTGAAAGGCTGCTGTTGTCCTGGTTGCTTTGCTGCCGGTGTCCAATTCGGACACAATCACGCCGCTGTCTTAGCAAGCAACGCCTTTGTTCGTACAAAGGCCACTTGCAGGGGGGAGTATACCCCTGTACCCCTCGTCTACGGTTGCTGTTCAGTAAAAAAACCTTGACTTTTTGTAATTACAAAAATATAATAATGGTAATAGCAGGGAGGTGTAACAGTGTCCAAAAAAATGGGCCGTCCCCGGAGTGAATCAGGGAAAAGGGACAAGCTCTTACAAATACGTCTGACCGGTGAGGAATTGGAGCGGCTTGACGATTGCGCGGAAAAGCTCAACTTCACCCGGAGCAAGGCCGTAAGGGTTGCTCTTGATCTGCTGGAACACGAAGCGGA